AAACGACCACAATGTCCCTATAGTCGAGATTCTTTATCCTCGGGTTGATATTTGTGAGTGTCACCAATTTCGGGGGCCGTGTCCTGGCTTTACCAGTCGATTACCCTGAGTTGGCTTTCTCGACGTGTAGAGAACCAAGAGCCTGGGAGATGTTTATACGCACCTCAGGGGCTGGTTGTCCAGCGAGTGCTGACTGCATGCCTTTGCAGGTGTGTCCCATTTGGTCTAAATGTAGAGAAACACCTTGCGAGACAATTGCACAAAATCACCTGGATTACGCATGTAAGTTCATCATTAAACATAATGTTACTGATAGAGCTCACTTTCTCGTAGTTCAGATTGCTGAGGCCCTTTATAATTGCAAGGAACACCACACTGTTGCTTGGCGCATGATACACGATGCCGCATCGGCATCGGCTAGCGTCATTTCTGGTGTGGCTAGTGTCGCTGCTGGGGCTGTTGAAGGAACTATGGAAGGCAGTGGCCTGACCGACTTCTTTCAAGAGTTGAGAGCAGAAATTAGGGTTACAGTTTACGTTTTGATAGCACTCTTATTGTTGGGTCTTGTCGTCTTGTCCAGTTTCGCTGGCATGAGATGGTGGGTCCTTTACCGCAAGGTTAGGAAAACCACCTATCGCATGCGTGAGGCATCTGGGAAGATTCAATTCGACGAGAAAGGACCTTTCATATCTACTGGAGATACCAAGCACTATATTGATGGCATGTTTCCGATGACGTCCGCACCATTTTCAGGGCGCCGTCCAGAGACAGTGCTAGAAGGTAGCTTTTTGTTCTCGTGTGAGGACATGCCAAAATGCATTGGCCAAATCGTCGTAAATGGCGAAAATGGGTTTTCCCGCATTGTTGGTATGTTTTCACGTATTTCTTACAACGGAAAGGACTGCCTCCTTACTGCTTATCACGTTTTGAGCGCTCATCGCGGGAAGATTCTGTGTTTGGCTAGTGAGAGAGGTGGCGAGGTAGTAACTTTGCCCTTCGATACTAAATGGGTTGCAGCTGCTATGTCTAAGAAAATGGACGTGGCTATAATTGAGGTTCCTTCCTCAATATTCTCCGTTTTGGGCATTGCCCGAGGCGAAGTTGATGCACACCCCCACAGAAATACTCCAGTTTTTGTGTTTGGATTCGATGGCGAAAAGAAGAGGTTTGGTAGAGGTATGATGTCTAAAGACTCTGGACTTTGCGTTTCTTATGGCGCTAGTACATTACCTTCATGGTCAGGCTCCCCCATAATGGACGCTAGGAAGCGAATTCTAGGCGTCCACGTTGCAGGTGGAGTTGATATGAACTATGGTATGCTGATATTCCCTCTTTTCCGTCGTTTGGAAACGGACTATGCAGATGACGAATATAAAGAAGATGATGTTAGTGAAGAGGAAGCTGATGAGCAGTATGAAGTTGAGGGGCGTAAAGCCATGACCATACGCACTCGCGACCGATTTTACAATACAAAGGTAGCCGACGACTACGGAGCCAACACGCCTTTGAGGCCGCCTGGCCAGAATTGGTTTGATATAGTGGACAATGAACTTGGGTCTGTTGATGAAGCAGACGCTAAAGAAGATGCCTACTTTAACAACCAGACTTGGATTGGGTCTAAGTTCCGAAAGAACGAGACTATCTACTCTTGTAATTCGTGTAAGAAGATAACTGATTTGAAGAAGTGTCCAACTTGCGCCACAGCCAACACGGCTTTGCCGCGCAAGATGGAAAGAGAGATGAAAAATACTTTCATCAATGCCGTAGTAGAAAGTTTGAAGAAAAGATACGATGTTACCCCGCGCTTGCAATATAAGCTCGAGAGAACATTGAACAATATATCTGCTGACCACATTGTTGGATTGCGACGCAGAGCTCGCAACCACAATGCGAGCGTGTGGCCTTCAAACGTCGCGCTGGAGCAAAAACCACTTGGTTATGGCAACATGACAACCATAGCTAAAGAATACAGTGATTGCTTCGCCGAATATAATGGCAGAATCATGGACGACAGCGAAAACACTATCTTTCTCAAAAGTTTATGTGACCAAATAGCTTCTGGGAGAGGTGGTTTGACGGAAGTCATCACACAGTTGAACTGGAAACCGCAAGAAAAGCAGAGTGTGCTAGCTAGTGCACCACCGCAATACGAGAATGTTGGCATATACCCAAAAGTGACAGCACGTATTGAGGAGTCTTTAAACTTGAGGGTCCAGAATGGCCAGGGTTCTGGGGCGCCAAGTATTATACCTGGAGAGCCGAAGAAAACGGAGATTGTGGGCAATCAGCCATCAGTTTCCCGTCGAAATACCGCAAACCTGACCAAGCCGAGTGGGACAAAGTCAAAGACGACTTCCCTGAGTTTGACGGCTATTCCTGGCCCGATCGCGGGCCAGATGCTGAACGCGAATCCTTCAACTACCAAGATAGTAGGAGAACAGCTCGCATCAGCAAAGCCGAAACGCCAACGCAGGAGAAAGTCCAAGAAGCAGTCGAGTGGCTCCACAGTCGCTTTGACCACTTCACAATGAACTGTCCGCCATGGCTCAACACTTTTTCACATTTAGATATTAGTAATAGTTTTATACATGTTGTTAATAATTTGAACATGGATGCCTCACCCGGAGTTCCTTATGCTATGCTCGGTAGAACCAATGGGGAGTTGTTCAAAACATATGAAGATTTAATCTTCCGTATGGTTTGTGACAGGATACAGAGAATTAGAAACCTGCCTGTCAGTGACGACCCCAGAACAAATATTGATAATTTGCTCGTGGATCCCGTAAGAGTTTTTGTTAAACAAGAGCCTCATCAGCATAAGAAAGTACGAGAGAGAAGATGGAGATTGATATCTTCTGTTTCTATTGTAGACAAAATCCTTGAAGCCATGATCTTTGGCCCAATGAACACTTGGATGATATCCAACTGGAGAAATATTCCCCCGAAACCCGGGATGGGATTCTCCTGGCAAGATAACCAATTTGTTTTCCAAAAAGTCAAAGGAATGCGCGCACCAGTCTCAACTGACGTTAGTGGTTGGGACTGGAGTGTCCAAGGGTGGTTGCTCCGAGCCGACAATGCTTTCAGGAGAAGGGTTTATTCCCTCTCTGGTGAAGCAAGTGCGTTCGTTGAGCGATTTGCAGAATTACAAATGCATAGTGTCTACCAATTTAGCGACGGAAGCATGCGACTATTGACGGTCCCTTGTATGCAAAATTCAGGCAGATACACCACATCCAGCAGTAACTCGTGTATGCGAGCAATAGCTGCTAGACTGGTTGGGTCTGACGATTGCATCACAATGGGTGACGATTGCGTAGAAAACTTTGTTGACAGTGCTTTTGAGCGCTATGAGCGCTTGGGCATTGAGCTCAAAGTTTATGATCCCGTAACCGAGTTTTTCGAGTTTTGCTCCCGAGAGTATCATGACGGCACTAGCTGGCCTCTGAACCCGGGGAAAAGTGTGATGGTACTTCTCTCACACGACTATGAGTCGATTTATGAGAGGTTTTCATTGCAGATGCAATTTGAGGATCAATACGCCTCTAGTCCTTGCTGGGACAAGTTGGTTCGTCTGCTACAGCGCGTGGGGTGGTACGCGTAATCATGCCTGGAAAGAAGAAGAAGAATGCTCAAGTTGTTATAACAACAACAACTACCTCAAAGCCTGCCGCAGGCAATAACAGCGGCAAAAGAAGACGGCGTCAACGCCGCAAGAATAATAAACAAGCAGCTATGGATAGTGGTCCTAAAACCCTAGTCGGGTATAAAACCATTCATAACGTCGAACAATCTTTGTCGAAGATGTCTATTGACAAACGATCCTCCAAGCCTGGTACGAACCCAGGTAAGGTTTGGGCAAATTGTCGCCTCAACCCATGGGGAGTCAAAATTAGTTCCGTTATGCCTAGGCTTCCGGATGGGTACTCTGCTTCAGGGTACTCATACGACATATATTCTTTCTGCGATATAAACATCACAGGCACACAAACTATTAAAATTATCACGCTCCCATGTTTACCTTATTCGGCAGCTTTGCAAGCTACCACAGGCGGAACATTGTCCCTATCGGGTCCCAACGCACAGGCTGGCCAAGCCCCTGTTACGTTGCCTGGAGCGGGATTTTATAACTTACCTAATCAGGTAGTCAATCCAACCACGTCTTTTCCAATATGCTATGGTAAATTCCCAGCCCTAGACTCTATCACTGAGTCTGCTGCAAGCACCTATAGTGCTTCAAAAGCTAGAATTATATCACAGTCTTGGAGACTAGTATATACTGGTACCGCTGCTTCGTGTCAAGGGTTAATCACGGTTAATCCTAACCCGATGCGATTCGAAGGTCCATATACCAAGTCTACAGGCCTCACTTCATTTGTCGGGCCCTTGGGCGTGGTTGGAGGAACTCCAATCAATAACGGCACCAGTCCTCAGATCATTTATGGCGTACCAACCGATCCATTCGGTGGAGCCGCTAGTAAAGAATCTATACAGATGCGACCTGAGACCACTCCTATGGGGTTGGTCAGGCGTTCTGCTGGTTCCCTCGATTGGAATTTCAGTGACATACTCGAGCAAGCGGCTCTCTTGGTACAAACCTCTGCTAGTACTACTATTACTGGTGGTAACGTGTTTGGGCTTTGGACGTCCAGTTATGGACAAGCTGCTTCCGGCGGTTCCACTGCAGTTTTGGGCAATTTAGATTTTGTTGATCCCTCATGGGAGTCCACTTCTATAACGTTGTCCAATGTGGTGGGCAGTTTTAGGTTCGAAATAGTTACTTGCTATGAGTTTATACCTAACCCTGATACTGTGTTGTACGAGGTGTCCTCGGCCTCACCTCCGTTGGATTCAAATATCATGAACAACGTCGAGACAGTGGCTCGCGGGCGCCTTGCTATGGCCTCTGGTTGAGAAACTGGTGGCCCTATCACTTATCAGGAGGCGGTCAAGAAGTTTGGTTATGAGCCAGCCTATGGTGAGTGGGTTTCCCATTTGCCTCTGTCTATTGTCGATTTATTTGGCATAAAGACATATGAGTCGCAACTCCCTGCTGACCTCAAGCCAAAGTATTTGTTACAAGGTGATTATTCACCTAAGGACATGCTTGACCAATTAGGGTGACACCGGTCCTCCCATCTATTACAAGATGTCAAATTGTTTATAGTCGAGAGCGCAAGACTTTAAATTGCCT